GGATTGGTCTGGTAGCATGAATGGTATTTTAAAAGATATTATTAAACAAGTTTATTTAATGACAAGTTTTTGTAAAATAGCAAATATACCATTTACTGTTTTAGCATTTACTAATGGTATTTCTGAAAACAACCCTGAAAAGATTAAAGTTGAAGATGAAAGAAATAAAGAACTAGGTGTAACATACCCAGAATACGATGACAACTTATCAAAAGAAGAGAATAATAAAAAAAGAGCAATGTCTTCAACTAAATTAGATATTGATTTATTTAAAGTTGTTGAAATTTTATCTCATAAAATGAGTAAAGATGAATATAATAAAATGGGTGCTTTATTGTTTTCAGAAGTGTATAAAAGTGTGACAGATTATAAATTAGCATCTACTCCTTTAAATGAATCTTTATTATATATGGTTGATTTTTTACCAAAATTCAAAAAATTAAATAATGTTCAAAAACTTTCATTTATAGTATTAACCGATGGTGAAGGACACTCCTTATCACCAAGACGTCTTAATAACAGTTATCTCCCATATACTAAAAAACATTTATATATTAGAAAAGACAATAAAGAATATGAATATAAACCATTTATGCAAGTTGGTTCAACGATTAAAATGATTAAAGATACTGATCCGAATATAACTTGTCTTGCGTTTTCTTTAATAGGAAATTATAAAAGATCTATATCTCAAATCTTATCACGTTTGACTAGTTATACTTTGGGTGATGAAAATTTTTATAATGATCATGAAAGTGCTGAAGTGATTAAAGTAGCAAAAGACTTTAAGGAACATGGTGCTGCAGCTTTAAAACAAATGAATGAATTTGATGAATATTATTTAATTCCACTTGATAATGTTAAGGTTGATAATTCTAATGTTAATGAGTTAAATTCTACTGAAAACATGACGGCATCTAAAATAGCTAAGACCTTTACTAAGCTTTTAAAGAAAAACAGAAACAGTAGGTTCTTATTAAATTCCATAGCTAGGCAGGTAGCATAATGGCTGAAACAATATCTTTAAAAGATAAAATTATAGAGTTAAGATCTAAAATACTTATACATTCCTATATGTATTGGTATAAAGATAATCCTATCGTGTCTAATACTTTATTTGATGCTTGGAAAAAACAATTAATTGAATACCAAGCTGAACACAAACAAAAATTTCCTAATGAGAGAATAGAGTTTTTTGAAACTGCATTTATTAATTGGGATGGTACTAATTCAAAGGGTCTTCCTTTATTTGATGAATGGATTACTAATAGAGTTGAGATGCTTGAGAAATACAAAAATGCGACTCCATACTTTAATATTTAATTTTATGATATTACTATCCTTATCTGGTTGTTTTGGTTCTACACTATTTACTTTGGGTGAAATTAAAATAACTACTGGGGATGTAATAACAAAAATGGTTAAAATTATACCAAAAAACGATGAAAATCTAGAAGACTACGAAAATAAAAAATTATAATATGGCTAAGTCATTGAAATATATATCTTTTTTATTTTCTGGAAGTATATACTTTTTCAAAGATTTATGGTATAATATATGTATAAACTAATAAAAAAAGGAAAATATATGATGAATAACGTGAATATAAAAAAGTTTGTAGAATCTCTACATAAATCTTATTCCAATGATGAGAATAAATTTAATTGGAAACAGATTGTTAAGGTTTTTAAAACTACTAAGTTTGATAACAAATCAGAAGTTTATAACTGGGTCAAAGCACAAAAATCTGGAAGAGGTTCTTACATTATTCCACTTTCAAGTGTTTCTTCTTCAGTGACAAATAATGTTGTCAAAATTGATAATGTAAAATCTGAATCTTCTAATTTAGATGTTAAATCTTTAATTCCAATTAGAGATAGTAATTATGTTCCATTTGGAAATTATAAAGATTTAGAAACTATCATAACTTCTAGACAATTTTATCCAACATTTGTGACTGGACCGACTGGTAATGGTAAATCTACTTCGATTGAACAAATTTGTGCAAAACATAAAATTTCTTTAATTAGAGTAAATTTAAACAGCTTAACAGACGAAGATCAATTAATTGGTACTAAAACATTAGTCGATGGTAATATACAAATCGTAGAAGGACCAGTTGTTATAGCGATGAGATTAGGAATCCCACTATTGCTTGATGAGATTGATGCTGGTGGTGCTAATACTCTATTATGTTTGCAACCTATCCTAGAGGGAAAACCATTTTATTTCAAATTAAAGAATGAGATTATCGTTCCAAAAAATGGTTTTAATATATTCGCCACAGCGAATACCAAAGGCAAAGGTTCAGAAGATGGAAGATATATTGGTACGAATGTTTTAAATGAAGCATTTCTTGAAAGATTTGCTGTGACATTCCAACAAGAATATCCAACACCATCGATTGAATTAAAAATCGTTAAAAATCTGATGGACTCTTATAAATGTAAGAATGATAAATTCGCTCAGACTCTAGTTAAGTGGGCTGATGTGATTAGAAAAACTAATGAATCTGGTGGTGTTGATGAAACAATCACTACAAGAAGATTGGTGCATATTGTAAGAGCATATTCAGTATTTAAAGATATTGATAAATCTATACAGTTATGTACAAATAGATTCGATGAAGCAACAAGACTTGCTTTTATTGATTTATTTGACAAAGTATCAAATAACAAAGAAACTTCGGCTCCGAAACCATCAGAGTCCGAAGTTGCGAGTGCTGTACTTAATCAACCACAAACAGTAAGTGCTTAATGCTGACTTGGAATTCACTTACTAAATCACAAAAACGTTGGGTAGAACATGTTTCTAAAATTCTACCCGATTGTGTAAGTAAAGGGTATATTACAGCAACACAATGCTATGATACTTTTAAAGAACTAGAAAAACAAAGAGTCTCAGGTACTCCAAAAATTGGATATCCAAATTGGTTGTTTAAACTTAATAAAATAAAAAGAGGAATCTATTTGTTTCCAGCAGAGGGAGTGACAGTGCAAAAAGCATCTCAATCTTTAAATAATAAAACTGAATCTATTGTTATTACAAGTAGAGTATCAGAAGAAGACAAGTCATTTTTTAATGATTTAAAAGCTTTTGGTATTAACATAAAAATTTCTTAATGGGAGTTAGTTTATCATAAAAATGTAAAGTGGGAGTCCCATGTAAGAAAGTATCCTTTCTCCCACTTTACTTACAACTAATTTTATAATATAATATTCGCATGATTACATATGATACTGCTTCTAAAGCCCAAAGAAAATGGGTTGAAGCAATAATTACTATTTTCCCAAATCTTGAAAAAACTGGAGTAATTTCATCAGCAGAATGCTATTCGGCTCATATGAATTTATTAAAAAATCGTAAAGCAGATTCAGATAAAATTGGATATCCTAATTGGTTGTTTAAAACAAACAAAATAAGTCCAGGAGTTTATTTTTTTCCTGCAAAAGGATTAAACCCTGACGATATAGTCAAAACTATTCCAGTGGGAGATTCTAATATAAGAGCAGAAGTATCAAAAACAGAAGAAGATAAAGAATTTTTTAAAAACATACTAAGTAATACTTAATGTACAAATTTAACGAAGACAAACTATTAAAAGAATTTAAACAATATATTGACCAAACATATAAAGGTCATTATTCTAAAAAGAAATTTCAATCAACAGAGTTCATCGTTGATTGTGGTCATGGTCTAGGATTTACACTAGGCAATGTTTTAAAATATGCTCAAAGGTATGGGCATAAAGATGGACAAAATCGTAAAGATCTTTTAAAGATTTTACACTATGCTCTTCTTGCTTTATATATACACGATCAAGGAGAAAAACTTAATAATGAAAAGGAGTGAAAATGAAACTAAGTAAAGAAACACTTGCGATTATGAAAAACTTCGCAGGAATTAATGCCAATCTGATGTTAAAGAATGGTAATAAAATATCAACAATATCGCCAGCAAAAAGTGTAATGGCTGTGGCACAAATTTCAGAAAATTTGCCAATTAATGGTTCTGGAAATTTTGGTATATATGAATTAAACGATTTTCTATCAGCTTACACATTAATGGAAGATGCAGATTTAACATTTGCTGATAAATTTTGCATAATTTCTAAAGGTCATCAAAAAATTAAATTTTATGCAGCATCGAGTGAAGCATTACTTGTTCCATCAAAAGAAAGTTTGCCTGTTTCTGATGATGTATCTTTTAATTTAAAAGCTTCAGATTTAGATATGATTTCAAAGTCAGCAGCAATTTTAAAAGTGAGTGATATATCAATCGTATCAAAAGATGGTAAAGTAAGTGTTGAAGTTGCTGACAAGAAAGCTAAACAAGTGGGGCAACTTCCATCTTCGACTAATGCTTTTAATATTGATATCGGTACTTCAGATAAAGAATTTAAAGTAAATATGAAAGTTGAAAATTTACAAAAAATTGTACTTACAGATTATGTAGTGACAGTTGATAGCAAAAAACTATCTAAGTTTTCAGCAACTAAAGGTTCGCTAGTATATTACATCGCAATCGAATCTGATTCTGTAATCGGCAAATAATTTAATGGGAGGAATACTCCCATTATACATCTATATTATATTATGATAAACACATCTGACAATCAATTCGTTTGGGTCGAGAAGTATCGTCCTCGTACAATCAACGAATGTATCTTACCTAAAAATTTTAAACTTACATTAAAGTCTTTCATTAAAGGAGGACAGATACCACATTTTCTATTTTATGGTACAGCAGGTGTTGGTAAAACTACTGTCGCTCGTGCATTATGTGATGAAATTGGTGCTGAGTATATAATTATAAATGGTTCAGAAGAGGGTCGTATGATTGACACTCTAAGAGTAAAGATTAAAGGATTCGCTTCAACTGTATCTTTGACTGCAGCAAAAAAAGTAATTATTCTAGATGAAGCTGATTATATGACTCCAAATATAATGCAACCAGCTTTAAGAGCATTTATAGAAGAGTTTTCTTCTAATTGTAGATTTATACTTACTTGTAATTTTAAAAATAAAATCATTGATCCAATTAAATCAAGATGTTCTGTAATTGATTTTAAAATACCATCAGACGAGAGAGTAATTATTGCAGGTGATTTTTTCAATAGAGTTATTGAGATTCTTGATAAAGAAAATATAAAATACGATAAGAAAGTAGTCGCTACTCTTATACAAAAGTTTTTTCCTGATTTTAGAAAAACATTAAACGAACTACAAAGATATTCTGTAGGTGGTACTATCGATACAGGAGTTCTTGTAGGTGTATCAGACGAGTCTTATACAAAACTATTTAAATACTTAAAGAATAAAGAGTGGGATAAAATGCGTGAATGGGTTGATCTTAATTCAGATATTGATACTACAAATTTATTCTCAGAGATATTTGAAAAGTGCCAACCAACAATGGATAAAAATTCAATACCAGAGTTGGTTTTAATATTAGCAGATTATCAATACAAGTCAGCTTTCGTAGCAGATGCAAATATTAATAAGATTGCTGCAATGACAGAGATAATGAAAAAATGTCAGTGGAAGTAAAAAAGTATAAAACGAATCCATTTAAGTTCGTCACAGCTATCAATTACAGTAAAGAAAACCTACACGAAACAGAGACTTTCGAAGACGATTATTTGCCTTATATTATCAATAAATCTCTCTCTATGTTTCCAGATACAGTCCAAATAGCTAATGAAATCAACATTTTGCACTATATTCCAAAGAAATGGCAATTTCTATTTTACCTAAATATAGTCGCTAAGAAGAAAAGATATTCGAATAAAAAGTGGGCGAAAAAATCTAAAGATTCTAATGAACCCTTTATTATGGAATATTATAACGTGTCTGCTCAAAAAGCAAAAGAGATATTATCCCTTTTAAAACCAGAGCAGATTGAAACTATTAAATCAAAATTTTATAAAGGTGGCATACAATGAGTGAAGTTGAAAATAAACAAGAATCATTAGAGACTGTGAAAGAAGATTCAAGTAAATCTGTTCCATATGCATGGAGTCCAGATAAAATGTTAGAAGTTTTTCTGATCGAACCAGATAACTTTTTAAAAATTAGAGAAACATTAACACGTATCGGTATCGCAAGTCGTACTGATAAAAAATTATATCAATCTTGTCATATATTACATAAACAAGGAAGATATTTTATTGTTCATTTTAAAGAATTATTTTCTTTAGATGGAAAAGAATCTAATATTACTACAAACGATATTGAAAGAAGAAATACAATAGCTGTATTATTGGCTGATTGGGGATTATTAAAAATTAAAGATCTCGCTCAAATTTCATCCAAAGCTTCTTTAAGTCAAATCAAAGTTTTAGCACATAAAGACAAAGCAGGTTGGGAATTAGTTGCTAAATATAACATTGGAAAAAGAGCAAAATAAAATGTTTTATATTTGGCATACTCTATTAATAGTTGCTTTTATAGTTATGGCATTCTTTATGGGTCTTATTTTAGGTAAGAAAATGGGCTCAAAGACACAAGATTTAAGTACATTGAATAAAAAAAAAGATAATAAATTCAATGATTTAAATAAATAATATTGTATAGGTACTAGTAATTTTAAAAATAATACCTATATAATAGTGTATATTCGATCGTTGTATCGAATATAACACACCTGATTGTTCCAATAGTGGAAAGTCAGTAGTAAATAATAACCTTGCTTTCATAGGAGGATATAATGATAGCACACATAAACCAAGCGATTGACACTCTGTCAAACGCACAAAAGTCTGTTGTTGAAACATTCATCAAAGACTCAAAAGTAGCAGAACCAGTAAATTCAATTATTGATGCTACTCAAACTTTTAGCAAAACATTAGCAAAATCATTCGTGAATTTAGGCGAAACATTTGTTGCGAATATTAGCAAAGGAGGAAAGTAATGACTAGACTTCCTACTTTTTTTAATGATGCATTCAAAGACTTCGATAAGTTCTTCGTAGGATTCGATGATCAATTAGCACGATTCCACGATATACACGAGTCGTTTGGAAAAATGATACCAAACTACCCACCATACAACTTAAAAAAAGTTGATGATAACAAATATGTTATCGAAGTGGCTGTTGCTGGGTTTGCAAAATCAGACATTGAAATCACACTAGAAGATGACAAATTAATCATCAAAGGTGAATCAAAATCTGACGAAACAAAATCAGATTCAAAAGATATTGAACTATACAAAGGTATAGCAAATCGTGCATTCGAAAGATCGTTTGCATTATCTGAGAACATCGAAGTAAAAGATGCTCAATATCTAAATGGTATGTTAAAAGTTATTCTTGAAAGAATAATCCCAGAACATAAAAAACCAAAAAAAATAGCAGTAAAATAATACTACTATTTTAAATTTGTTGATTGGTGGAGTTTAATTATTCCACCAATTAGCATTTTAATTTTATTTAAGAGAAAAAAAATGATTCCTTATAACGTTTGTGAAAACAAATGGGTAAGTAAAACTAAAAAAACAATAAAGAATAATTATAGAGAATATCAACCTTTATATGAAATAATATTTGGTGTATCTCTTATGATAGTTTGTATTTTAGGAATACTTACTGCATTGAGTAGTTTTCTATAAAAATGAGCAATCTTCCAAAAGATTGTATTTTCCATCTTGCTTGTTTAGGCATTCAGTGTTGTTTGCTTAAACAATGTAAGTGCGAGGAATCTTTCAATCTTGAAAAAGAAACAAAAACCCCAGATAAATTTATTCCAAAAACACCATCAGAATTACTCCAGGATGAATTAGAACCAATTCTTTAAAACTTTACATACAAGTATTTTTATAGTATAATATAGTCTATGAATCAAAATAATCCACAAGTTAAAATAATCGTATTGTTAAATGGCCAACATATGATTGGTAAAGTAATTAGAGAAGATGAAAAAGAACTTATTATCGAAGCACCTGCTGTTATATTAACAGGCGAAGACAATAAAGAAACAAAAAGAATGTCATTAGCATTCGCACCATTTCTACCCTTTTCATCTGATAAAACATTTACTTTTAGATCAGATATGGTATTAACAACATCAATTCCAGCAGAAGCATTAACTAACGAATATAATCGTATGTTTGGTTCTGGTTTAGATATTATAACAAAACCATCTTTAATAGTGTAATTAAAGGTTTTACTTCCAAGAAATTTTATAGTATAATATAGGGAGTAAAGTAAAAAAACAAACAATATAGTATAACAAGGAGTAAATATATAATGACTATACTAAAAAAAATATTTGGTTCAAGATCTTCTGCACGAAGAACTATGAAACAAGTATCAAAAAAAGAACAAGTGCTTAACCTTTTATCAAAAGGTAAAAACGTTGCATGGCAGACAATTAGAGACAGATTTGATCTAGAGTCTCCAAGAGCAATGATTGATACTTTAAGAGCAGAGGGTCATATGATTTATGGCAATAAAATTGCTGGTAAAACATATTACAGACTTGGCAATCCAACAAGAGCAATTATTGCTGCTGGGATTGAAGCTTTATATGGTACAAAATTCAAATATTCTAATTGGAAAAATCCAGTAAGAAAATCTGAATTATCACCAATTAACTAATTAAAGAATTTACTGAGAGGGCTAAATCCTCGCCAGTAAATAGTGGTGTGCCTTTATCTTCTTCTTCTTAGAGCGAAGAAATTTGTTATGTGCCTTCAAATGTGGCACACCACTCATTAATAAAAAGGTTGCGATATATTCGCGAGAAAGACTAAATGAATTCTAAAATAGGTACAAATTTTTATACTAACGTTTCCACTACAGCCAACGATGTGCTCGTTCGAGCAGTCACTGATGTTGGTACTCGAATCCAGGAAAGAATCCCTTTTAAACCACACTGTTATATCACTAAAGGCAAAGGCGACACACCTTTCAAAACACTAGACGGAAAACCTTGTTATAGAGTTAATTTTGACTCTATGAAACATGCAAGAACTTTCTTTGATGAGTTTAAAACAATCTCTAATTTTGACGTGCATGGAATGTTATCATTTACTCATCAATATATTAATGAAGCATATCCCGAAGCAAGTTTAGATTTTGATTATTACAAAATAAGAATTTATTCTTTAGATATAGAAACAACGACTGAAAATGGCTTTCCAGACGTAAATAATCCAGTTGAATCTATCATACTTCTTTCAGTACAAGACATTCATACTAAAAAAATCATTACATGGGGCTTGAAAAAATATACAGGAGAACGTACAGATGTTGAATATCGTGCTTTCCCTGATGAAAATGCTATGCTTGATGACTTCATTAAATGGTGGCATAAAAACTGTCCAGACATTATTACTGGTTGGAATGTAGGTGCATTTGATACAGTTTATCTTTATAAAAGGATTCAATTATTACTAGGTGATTATACTGCTAAAAAATTAAGTCCATGGTCTTTTATTTCATCTAAAACAGTCTCAGTAAGAAATAAACAAACAACATATATTGATTTTGAAGGAACATCTCTTTTAGATTATATGAGTTTGTATAAAAAATATACTTACACAAACAAAGAATCTTATAAACTTATCGATATAGCACAAGATGAATTAGGTGTGACTAAATTAGATCATAGTGAATATGCTTCATTTAAAGAATTTTATACAAAGAACTGGAATAAGTTTGTTGATTATAACATAAGAGATACTGAATTAATCACTCAACTAGAAGATAAAATGCGTCTTCTAGAATTAATTGTCACTTTTGCATATAAAGCCAAAGTTAATTTCACTGACGTTTATTCCCAAGTAAGAACTTGGGATATGATTATTCACAATCATCTTATACAAAAAAATATTATTATTCCACCTAAAAAACCAGTGGGAAAAAGCCAACAGTTTGAAGGAGCATATGTAAAAGACCCAATCTTAGGAATGCATAAATGGGTTGTTGGTTTTGATTTAACATCATTATATCCACATTTAATTATGCACTATAATATCTCGCCAGAAACAATTCAAAATAAAACTTACAAATCAGGAGTAGATCATTATCTAAACAATCCAGCTGAATTTCAAAATGATGAAACTGTAGCAGCAAATGGTTCAGTTTATACAAACAAAATTGAAGGAATGCTTCCTAGTATTATGAACACTTTTTATGCTGAGAGAGATATTGCTAAAAAGAAAATGATAGAAGCTGAAAAACAATTTCAAACAACTAAAGATCCCAAACTTAAAAAAGTTATATCAAAATATAATAACGAACAAATGGCTTATAAGATCGCTCTGAATAGTGCTTATGGTGCAATAGGTAATGAACATTTTAGATATTTTGACATACGTATGGCTGAAGCAATCACACTTGGTGGACAACTTGCTATAAAATGGATTCATAATAAGATGAATGATTACTTAAACAAAATTTTAAAAACAGAAAATAAAGATTATATTATTGCTGTTGACACAGATTCAATTTATGTAAATTTTGAAAAAATAGTAGAAAAAGCATTTTTAGATTTACCTGATAAGTCAAAAATTGTAGAATTTATAGATAAAATTTGTAAGGATAAAATTATACCATATATTAATACTTGTTATGACGAATTAGCAAAACGTCATAATGCTAAGAATAAAATGATAATGAAACGAGAAAGTATTTCTGATAGAGCAATATGGACTGCTAAGAAAAGATATATTCTTTCAGTATTAGATAACGAGGGTGTTTCTTATTCTACACCTAAATTTAAAATAATGGGTTTAGAAATTGTTAAATCAAGTACACCTATGATCGTAAGGAAAAAACTTAAAGATGCTCTTCCTATTATATTATATGGCAATCAATATGAATTATTTAATTTCATTAATAACTATAAACAAGAATTTTATAATTTAAAACCAGAACAAATTGCATTTCCTAGATCATGTCAAGGTATAAATGAGTATGCGGATCCTGTAAAAATTTATAAACTATCAACACCAATGCATACTCGTGGTGCTTTAATGCATAATTATTTTGTGCATAAAATGAAACTGACGAAGAAAATTGCTCTTATAAGAGAAAGCGATAAAATTAAATTTATTCACTTAAAAACACCAAACCCTTTACAATCTACAAATGTGATTGCTTTTTTAGATACATTACCAACTGAGTTTAAAGTACATCAATATATCGACTATGATACAATGTTTCAAAAAGTATTTTTAGATGCTTTAAAGTTAATTATTACACCATTGGGGTGGAAAACTGAAGAAACGAGTAGTTTAGAGGATTTCTTTTAAATAAGCTATTGATTTTATTAACTTTTTTCTTTGAAAAAAACTTTACTTTTAAGAAAAAATATGGTATAATATAGGTTGTATGAGTAATAAAAATATATTAAAAACTGAAGATATATTAACTTCTATTGATGTTTGTTCAAATATATTAATAGATACATTAAAAGACGTTGAATATCTTGAAGTTAAAAAAGCAGAGGGTGATCTTACTGATAGTGAATATCAAGACTTACATTATGCTCGTGGATATTCTGATGCTATTCGTACAACGATAAAATACTTAGAAACAATAAAATAAACTATATGATGAAAGGCACTAATAAAATATGATTATAACGAGACCAAGATACAAAAAACCAATTAAAAGTACAAGACAATGGCAAGAAGAAAGTAATGCTAATGCCATAGCATTATGGAATTCAAATAAGCAACTAGTCGAAAATTATGGTGAAGCAGATAAAGTGACTGGTCGATATAATAAATTTGATGGCAATTCAAAAAAACGTCTTTTAAAAAATTTTATAACACATAATATTTTAGAATGTAAAGAGTATATTATTGAATTTAAAGATAGAACTTTCTCTTACTTTGATATCTATAATGGTAAAAAAGTAATAAGCAAACATGTTCGAGATGGTGTTTTTATTGAATGTGGTTTATATAAGGGTAAAGTTCTTCATAATCAAAAATATGAAAATTTAATGGCTCTTGGCAAATTATTAAATAAAGAAGTTCTTTATGCATCTATAACTAAAGATAATGTTATAATTGTTCATAATTTATCAAAACTTCAAACAAATGAATTAAAATATCAATTAAGATGGGTACTTGATAATTTTAATCAATCAGATAAACATAGAAGAAGATGGGGTGATAAATTTGTTAGATTTAGTGAATCAGCATATTACAATAAAGTAGATAATTATAAAAGAGGTGATAAATTACCAGCTTTAATGTCTGAATTACTGAAGCCAATGTATTTGTTGACTGAAGAACAAGGTGAAACATATTTTAAACATGTTTAAATTTATATTTAAAGTTTTATTAGTATTTTGTGTTGTATTCACAATCCATAGTTTGGCTCGTAAGAATCCAACCTATGATGCAGTAGTTTTGAATTTAATTCCAAACAGCTGTGATCGTGAATGTAAGAAAAAACTATTTGAAGCTGAGATGGAAGAATCGATGCAACAAATGGCTCGTAGTATTATGAGCGAATTACTACATCAAACAAAACAATTAACTAAGGAGAAACAATAATGAATACCAAACGTTTTGGAAGACATTTAGAAAATCCCAAAGTAAATGAAGAATCGTTTGAGAATAGAGAAAAAATGAGCACTCATAGAGAATGGGATTGGCAACCAAAAATTAAAATATCAAAACACTTATCTCGTAAGCAAGATTTAATCGGTGCGATTATATTTGCAATTATATTAGTATTACTTTTAACTTTTATGCCAAAAGCTTCATACTCTTCTGAAAAACCATTTAAAGATGAAATTACTGATTGGTATGAGAACACAACAATTTCTATTACAAATGAAATAACTTCTCTAGGAAACTTTGTAGTTAATGTTCCTGATAAAATAGGAACTGGATTATCTAATTTCTGGCAAGAAACAAAAACATATCAAATTGAAATCTGGTCTAAAACAAGAGAAGAAAACCCACAAATATTTGATACTGTAAATAAAATTAAAGAGTATTTTGTACCAACTGTAGAAACTAAAAAAGAGTAATGTATATGTTATATGATAAAATATTTATTCATAAACTAGTTGAAGATTTAGATGATGTAAGAGAATATGTTGAAAATGGTGCAGCGATTGCTGCAATACAAAGAATTAATTCAATTAAAAGAGATATATTAAAAGCATCAGATGCTATTCAGCAACAAACTAAAATTAGAGGTAAGGTGACTCCAATTAGAAGAAAAGGAAACCATCGCTAAATGAAAAAATTTAATTGGGATAAAGTAAATAAAACAAGATTATCAAATGATAGAGGAACTTATTCTTTTGAAAGAGAACAAGAGCATAATGTAAATTTAGATAATTATTGGAAAAGAAAATTTAAAGATAAATATAAAAAGTTTTTTAAAATGTGGGATAAAGAAAAGAGTAATTATCAATAATGAAAAGATTTATTTTTTTAACTTTATTTTATTTTATACTTAGTTTTTTTATCGCGAAAGTAGTGAACGCACAAGCGATAGTAAGATCTTTCAATTCAGATGCATTTGTCACAGCTTATATTAATGGCAATGCGTATGGGTACGATGCTGATAGAATTAATCGACAATCTGGTCCGAGAAATTCATGCATTTATGAAAGTCAAGAAAGAACCAAAGATGGTGTAGTTATTGGCAGAGATGAAGTAAAACGATGCCACGAAGAAGTAAAAACAGGCGAAAGTGATTCTTCTTTTATAAAAGATTTGATTACATCACCTCTTGGTGAAACATTGATAGTGCTAACAACTTCTCTTTTATTACAAAGAGTTGCTGCTGGTACATCATCTAGATAGAAAGGAGGAAACGATGAAGAAAATATTATTAGTTGGTTCGTTAATGTTCTTAGGAGCATGTGCTGGTAATTTGTCTAAATTAGATGGCAAAGCATCAGTTGACGGAAACGAAGATTTAATTAAAGTTGCAGCATTAGTATGTAATGAATTTAAATCTACTGATACAGTATTATATGGCTGTGGTTCTGGTATATCTTCTGATATGGAGTTATCAAAATCAAAAGCAATATTAAATGCTAAAATTTCAGTTGCTGACGTGTTATCAAACAGCTTAACAAAGCAAGAAACAATGGCAACGACTGAAAGTACAAAAGACGGAGTAAGTCGTCAGTATCAGTCAACCGAGAAAAACCAAACATTTGAACAATCTTTGACAAAATATAAAGTTGTTTATGACAAACAATTTTTAGATCAAGGAAGATTCAGATCTTTTATAGTGATTGAGTATAAAGTAAAATCTCTATAATCCCATCTTTACTTGCAATTAAAAATGGGGTATAATATATCTATACCCCATAAAAATATTATGAAAACCTTAAAAGAATTAAAAATAGAATTAAAAGAACTTCAAAAAGAACACGAGTTTGAATCAACCAATTTTCTAAAAAACAATTATAATCTTAAAAAAATAGAAGAAGATATAGTTGAATTACAAGACACAATCAATAAAAGGGAGAAATATACAAATGCCTGATTTTTTAAAAGACGTAATAAAAGATATTAATAACGAATATGCTGGTACAGCTGATGGTGATTTAGTAGGAGATTCTACATCATTTGTAGATACTGGATCTTATATATTCAATGCTTTATTATCTGGTAATATCTATGATGGACTGCCAGCAAATAAAATTACTGCATTAGCAGGAGAACCATCGAGTGGCAAAACGTTTTTTACATTAGGAATTTGTAAAACATTTCAACAATTAGAGAAACAAGCAGGAATTATATATTTTGAAACAGAGGGTGCTATTACTAAAGACATGCTTGCTGAAAGAGGAATAGATCCTAAGAGATTTGTATTAATACCTGTATCAACAGTACAAGAATTTAGAAACCAAGCTACAAAAATTTGTGATAATGTTGATAGAGTTCCATTAGAAGCAAGACATCCTATTCTGATTGTATTAGATTCACTTGGGAATCTTTCAACTGAAAAAGAAGTAAAAGATATTATTGAAGGAAATGATACTCGTGATATGACAAGAGCACAATTAATTCGTGGTGCTTTTAGAGTTCTTGCTTTAAGATTATCTAAATTACAAATTCCAATGATTGTGACGAATCATACGTATGATGTAATTGGTGCTTATGTACCAACAAAAGAAATGGGTGGTGGATCTGGCTTAAAATATGCTGCATCAACTATTGTATATTTGAGTAAATCAAAAGACAAAGATTCTGATAAAAATATAATTGGCAATATTATAAGAGCAACTTTACAAAAATCTAGATTTACGAGAGAATTTTTAAAAGCTGAAATAAAACTTTCTTATGAGACAGGTCTTGATAGATACTATGGATTAATTGACGTCGCAGTTGATGCTGGTATTTGGAAAGACGAGGGTGGTAGGATTGACGTTGGTGGAACAAAAGTATTTGGTAAAGCCATTAAAGAAAACCCTGAGAAATATTTTACAAAAGAAGTATTAGATAAAATAAATGAATATACTCAAAAAGCATTTAAATATGGTTCTACTGTCGAACTATCAGATAAGGTGAGTGAAATACAACCAGAAGAGAAAAAAGATGGTGGACGAAAAACAAAATCAAAATCCGAATAAAACGGAAATACCATCTACAAAAGAAAATTTATTTCCTTTTATAGATCCTAATTCTTTTGAATCTAAAGAAGCATATGAAGAAGCAAGAAACGAATATCTTAAATCAAAACCAGTAAATGTACCACCATATGAAACTTTAGAAAATAAAGGTAAGTATGGATCTAATGAAATTAGATTTAAAAATGGAATACTTGAAAACGTAGTTGTATCATTTGGCAAAGTGTCATTTGAAAATCAAACAGATGGTAATATAAAATTATTCTACGAGTATGATGCTAATGTAGAAAAATCATTACATCCATTTAATATAGAAATACCAGAAAGCAAGCAATTACTTGAAAAACATCTAGGAGACTTTCTTATGGCTTGTATAGAAGAACAAGCAAGAAATAAAACCATTTTATTCAGAGGTGGCAAAGAAGAAATGGAAGCATACACAAAAACTAAATGAGAATAGAAACAACAATACTAAAAAATTTACTTCACGATGAAGACTATGCTCGTAAAGTTGTTCCACATTTACGTGAAGAGTATTTTCAAGATAAAATTGAAAGAGCAATTGCTAGTCAAATACTAAAGTTTTTTATTAAATTTAATAAACCAGCTACAGTTGAGATTATTGATATCGAACTTGGTAATGATAAAACTTTATTTGAAACTGATTATCAACAAGCACAAGCTTATACAAGAGAATTAAAGAATAAAGAAGATATAAATTCTAAATGGCTAGTTGATGCTACTGAGAAATTTTGTAAAGATAAAGCTGTCTATAATTCTATTATGGATAGTATTAAGATTATAGATGGTCGTGACAAAGTAAGAAAACAAGATAGCATTCCTTCTTTATTATCTGAAGCACTTGCTGTTTCTTTTGACAAATCAGTTGGGCATGATTATCTTGAAAATGCTGATGATCGTTTTGATTTTTATAAACGTACTGAAGAAAAAATACCATTTGATATAGATTTATTTAATACTATTACACGTGGTGGTGTAAGTAATAAAACTTTAAATGTTGCCTTAGCAGGAACAGGAGTTGGTAAATCTTTGTTTTTATGTCATTTTGCATCAGCAAATTTAATGAACAATCTTAATGTACTCTATATAACTTTAGAGATGTCTGAAGAAAAAATTGCTGAACGTATTGATGCGAATTTATTAAATGTCACTATGGATGAGTTGAAAATTCTAGAGAAAATAGATTTCACCTTACGTGTTGATAGAGTAAAAGAAAAAACTAAAGGAAAACTTGTTATAAAAGAATTTCCTACAGCAACAGCCCATGTTGGTCATTTTAGAGCATTACTTGATGAACTAAAAATGAAAAAAGATTTTAAACCAGATGTTATTTACATAGATTATTTAAATTTATGTGTTTCTGCTAGATTAAAATATGGTGGAAATAATAATTCTTATACCATCATTAAAAGTATAGCAGAGGAATTAAGAGGATTAGCAGTACAATACGATCTACCTATAATGACTGCTACTCAAACAACAAGACAAGGATATACATCTTCTGATTTAGGATTAGAAGATACTTCTGAGTCATTTGGTCTTCCAGCAACTGCTGACTTTATGTTTGCAATTATTGCTACTGAAGATATGATTAAAGAAGGAATAGCGAGTGTAAAACAATTAAAAAATCGTTATAACGATCCTAATTACTATAAAAGATTTGTCGTTGGTGTTGAAAGAAACAAGATGAAAGTCTATAATCTTGAAACTGAACATATGAAAAGACATATGGCACTAGCTGACGCAGGAGATTCTACACCTGTATTTGATAAGGGAAATATAGGTGAAAGAATAAAGGCAGAAACAACATCATCGTTTAAATTCGATGAATAACATAAAGGAAAAAAGATGACAACAAAAGTGATAACCGCAGCAACTAAAATCGATTGCGAACATTTGCTTGCGACTTTTGTGGATCATTCACACTATGACACTTTGGTGGAATATGACTGTGATTTCTATGCTCCATCTGTTGATGGGATAAACAGCGAGAAAAACATTCTGTTTAAATTTAGAAAAAATTGGTTCACGAAAGAACAACAAGACTTAGCATATAAAGGTCTTAGAGAAGCAGCAGTCGAAACACAAAATCGTGGCATAGCAGCAGGACCAAAAGGTTCAAAACTTGGTGGTCGTGATTGGGTGACTGAATATCAAGAAGAAATGCTTGAAGCATTATCTAAGTATGAAAATACACTTGATGGTTCTAATCCTATAACAACAATTACAGAAAAATATAAAAACAAAGATAAAACAGCAGCAGGATCTAGAGGATCTGTGTGGCTTAAGAATAAAGTCACTGATGAAGGATTTATCTTTGAAGAGTGGTTAAATGAAATAAAATCATTACCTCGTGAAGAAATAGTAAAAGAAGCAATACGAGTGAAAACTAAATTGACTTCAACAACTTCATACGCACAAGCAGTGTGGTCTGGTATTGCTGGATATTTTGATAGATATCCTCGTATTCCTTATGGAAGAGCAACATCTTTCACTGAAAAGAATCCTGAGAAATTTGCTATGGGATTCCCATTCTTACAAAAACTTTCAGATGGTTTTAAACAATTATTGCCTGAACGTTATGCGAAACAAAAAGAAGCATGTGATAAAATGGATCCAAAGTTTATTATTCCAGGAACTGTATTTACTACAGCGACTGTAAATAAAACTTTTAGAACAGCAGCACATAGAGATGCTGGTGATTTAAATGAAGGATTCAGTAATCTTACAGTAGTATCAAACAATGGTAAGTACAGAGGAGGTTATCTAGTACTACCAGAATACAGAGTTGCTGTAAATATACGTCCAGGAGATTTATTATTAATTAATAATCACGAGGGTATTCATGGAAATACTGAAATGGTTGTTGAAGATCCTGAAGCAGAACGTATTTCTTTCGTATGTTATTTCAGAGAAAAGATGCTAGAACTTGGCTCTTGGAATTATGAATTAACTAGAAAAAATTATGTCGAGGACAGACGTAGAAATAAAAACCACCCATTACAAAGAGAACTTTGGAATGGAGTTTCAGAAAATATGTGGAAAGATCAAGAATGGTATGATTATCTAACATCTAAATTAGGTAAAGAAACATTATACAAATATCATCCTGAAGCGAATAAATCTTCACTTGAAGCATTTTTTTAACCATGTCTCTCCATGAATTTTTAGGAGAGGAACGAGCACTAGATTGGTATTATACTGCTAATTCTTCAAACAAGGGATTAAAACTTGGTTATCGGAGAGTATCTGGTAAAATAGGATTAACAAATAAAGAATCTGGTGTTCGTGGTGCATGGGTAGAGAAAAGAATTGCACTCTTTAAGAACTTATTTGCATCTGGTTATTCAATAATTCCTTTTTCAACACCAACAGAAGCAACAGCAGCAGATGGATTTACATCTGTTGATAAATACACAAATTGTGATATTCTTTTATTAGAATTTGGTGGAACAAATCTACAATTTTATAAAAAAGATTGGGATAAAACAGTTGAACTAATTAAATCACATTCTGGAAAAATAATATTCATTAATGACGATCCTGACTTACCATTTCTTTGGGAATTACTACCAGATGAAAAATGGGATAGATGGATAGTTGCAGCAAATGCAACTAATTCTGCAGAAGTATCAACAATCCTTAAATGCCCAATGGGTGTTAGAGTTGTAGATTTACCAATGGCGAATGGAATGACGTTTGAATCTTTTTCAAATGGTAATATAGATAAAACAGTCTATATTGGAAGACCAAATGGAAGAACAAAATACTTTAAAGAATTTTTAAAATCACCAAATATTGAAATATCAGGAAAACCAAAAGAGTGGACTGATTTTAATATAAATGTTATTGAAAACCCACAACAAAAAGATCGAAGAAAATTCTACAGAAATTATAAAGGTTGTTTAACTGTTTATGACAGTAAGCACAAAACATCTGGATGGAGAACTGGTCGTGCTTTTCATGCACTTTATGCTGGTATTCCAGTTTGTGCACCATCAGGAAATAATGGTTTAAACTGGACATATCCTGTAGAAACTGCAGAGGACTTAACTAAATTTACATCTTTATCAGATGAAAAACGTAAATTAATTTGGGAAAAACAAAAATCAATTATTCAAAATGAAACAAATATAGATTTAATTTTATTATGATAGTGTCTTACGATATGGATGGTGTTCTTGCACTAAATCCACCACCAAATATAAAAAAATGGGGACATATGAATGGGGCTGAAAGAAGAGCAAGAAAAGAATTTCTATATGATTGGTATAATTCTGCTGAACCATTATATAAACCAACCGAAGATAAATTTCATGTAATTTCAGCAAGGAAAAAAGACCAACGCACTTGGGAAATAACGATGAGTTGGTTAAATAAATACTTTCCTGGAAGAGTAATTTCATTATCTCTATTAAACGTACCGAGAACTGTAAATAATGTAGTAAAGTTTAAAAATGATACTATAAATTCAATCGGTGCAGTCGAGCATACTGAAGATAATAAAAAAGTATTAAAAGGTATTTTAAAAATTAATAAGAATATTAAATTATATTTTTGGGAAAAGAATATGGTAAATAAAGAAATATTTAATGGCTAAAAATTATTTTCATTTAAAACTTCCTTTTAAAGATCCTTTGAGCGAAGAGGGTATGAAATGGTTTTTTGATTTACCACCTTGTTTTATACAAGTACCAAATAAATACTTTAATCCAGAAGCTGTTGAGTTTTTTAAAAAACATAAATTACTCTATTGGGATGCTGAAGTATTTTCATTTCCAGCGAATTATAAAATGGAAATACACGTAGATGCTGTTGAATTTTCAGAAAAATGTAAATTAAATTGGGCTTACAGTAAAGGGGATCATCATAATCTTTGGTTTAAACCAAAACCAAGTTGGGTACCAAGAGCAACTGATGGTGAACAAGATGATGGACGTTATGATGAGTATAGCTACAGTTTTGAAGAAAATGAAGTTGAAGAAGTAGAAAGAACTACTGTAAGAACACCAACTTGTATAGTAAGTGGTCAGCCACATAGTGTACGTACATATAGTGAACCAAGAAAAGCAATTTCTGTCACTCTATATCCATATGGAACTAATCCACCAGCTTTACCAAAAGACTGGGGAATGCCAATATCAAACATGAGAGAGGTTTTAAATGATTACATCGTTAATTAGAGCAATTCTTTGGGGATTGATTAATATTTTATTCTGGACAGTTATAGCGATATTATTTTCTCTTATGATGTGTACACTATTCATAGGATATACACTTGAAAAAATAGGAAATTTTATAGACTGGGTATTTGAAAATGACGAAAAGAAATCCAATAGCTAAATCTTTAAGAACACCAAAGTTTAAGCATAAAGTAATACAAAATAAAAAAAAATATAATCGCAAAAAAATAATCGAAAAAGAAGAACTATTATTTATCGTACCAAAACATGAACATGAATAAACAATATAATGAATATGACTCATTCGATTCTGAGTGGTCGAATGAAATAGAATCAATAAATCCATCAGGACAAAGTCAAGGAAATGAAGAAATTAACAAGTACAAAACATCATCACTTTGGGAAGTTATTAAAGATATATTTAAATGGTAAAAAATCGTTTAAACAAAGCTTGGGAGTTTGAAATAATCTTTAATGATAGTAAAAATAAAATAAAATCTTGGTTTTATTCTGATACCGAAGAAGATGCGAGAGATAGGATTGAAAATTATATGAATGCTAAAATTATTTCTTTAAAAGAAATACCAAAGCCAGAAATATATTATGCTTATAATACAAAAAATAAAATTATTAAAGAAAACAAAGTTTGATTCTTTCGCAAGATGGACTGCAGCAATTGCAGGTGTTTTAGCAGCACTTTTCACTGGAAGTGCAGTACTGTCTCTTCAAGTTTGGGGATGGATGTTCGCTTTAATATCTTCTAGTTGTTGGTTTTATGCAGCATCTGTAGATTCAGATAAACCACGTACTTTAATGAATTGTTTTTATGTATTTTGGTCTTTAATTGCTATAATTAACTGGATTCGTTTTTAACCTAAATAATTGCTATGGCATATATTACTTTAAGAGGGGGAACCAAAGAACAGAAAAAACTAGCTAAATCATTGGCTCAGTTTTGTCTAGAAAAATTAATTTCATTTCGTTTAAGTAATAAATTAGATATTCGTATAGTATTCAAACCAAACCTTTATAAAAAAACAGAATCATATGGTGAAACTGCTTATTATGAAGATTCAGATTTACCACCAAAAGATTTTATTATAGAATTAGATTCAAATTTAAGATTAAGAAGTATGCTTGAAACTTTGGCTCATGAGATGGTTCATGTAAAACAATGGGCTACTGGTGAAATGAGAGAAACCAAAAATAATTTTATAACTAAATTTAAAAAAGATACAGTAAATTCAGATAAAGTAAGTTATTGGGATCAACCATGGGAAATAGAAGCGATGGGTAGAGAAGAAGGATTGTTTATTCAATGGGTTGAGAAAATGGAATTATCCGATCAAAAATGGACAAAAAGAAAGTTTTTCTAATGGCTACAAATCCATCTACATTTATCGCAAACCTTTTTAACGTTAAGTCAATAGTTGACGTAATTAAAGAAACACCAGCGAAAGTAATTTTTAATAAAAATGATATAATAATTTATACAGCAGATAAAGCTACAAGAAGCAATGCTTTTGATAATTTTAGAAAAGCTGCAGATAAAATTAAATCAAATTCTAAATCTAAGTTTAAAAATTATCATATAAAACCTTCTTCTAAATCTTCACTTGGTGTATTTCAATTTTTTTTAGATTCAGCCAAATTACAAAAAGCATCAGGTGACATTTATTTTAAACCTATTATAACAAAAGGTTCAGGTGGTAAAGTATTTGAAAATGAGTTAGAAAAAGATTTAAATGCTTATTTTCAAGGAGAACCAGTAAAAAAATTAAAACACGCAGACACAATTGAATCTTTATTTTCAAATAAAACATTCCTTAGTTTATATAAAATATCACCAAAAAATTTAAACGCATTTGAAGCAAAAGCAGTAGGAAATAGAAATTCAAAAAGACCAGCAAGTTTTTCAAATGGACAATTATCTCTTGGAAATAATACAGGAGAAGCTGTAAGCGATATTGATATTATTGGTCCGAATAAATCTATATATTGTTCTCTTAAGTTTTCATCATCTTATTATATCTATAATGGAAGTATGAAAGAAATATTTGAAGTCACTCCTAGAATAAGAGATGAAGCATATAAGTTTTTTGGTTTAGATGGAGTAGGAATGGGTGGATTCGGAGAGATATTTCGTTCAAACATAGTTTCACCTAAAAATTTACAAGTAGTTAAGAAAAATTTAGCAAAAACTATTCAATTATCTCTTGGACAAGAAGTGACATTAATTAATAAATTCGGTCCAGGAAAAAACGATATTGATGTAATTTTTAAAGGATTTACATCTGATGTTTTAATTTCTGCAGATCCAGTTTACAAATATCCTGAATCTGGAAAACGTAAATATGCATCTATAGAATTTCCAGCAACTATTAATAATGATAAGTATAAAGTTGGAATGCAATTTAGAGGAACAACAGAGGGTGCTCTTACACCAAGATATTTAAGAATACTATTACAAAAAATATGAAACAATTTAATGAATACCTTGTAGAATCAGTTAATGCTCATATGGAGCATTTAGAAGACTTAGTCTTTAATGAAGGATTATCAGGCACTAAAAAAGCTATTAATTTTCTTTATGATTTAAGAAAAATGCTTCAAGGAAAATCTACAAGTAAATTAAAGACCACAGTTAAATGGGATGGTGCTCCTGCTATTTTCGTAGGAATAGATCCTAAAGATAAAAAGTTTTTTGTTTCAACTAAGTCTATTTTCAATGCAACACCAAAAGTATATAAGTCTGTAAAAGAAATACAACAAGGCGAAGAGAATAAAGATTTAAGTAATAAACTTATTATAGCATTTGAAGAATTTTCTAAAGTTGTTAAGTCAGGCATTTATCAAGGTGATATAATGTTTACAAAAGATACTTTAAAGAAAACCTCTATCGAGGGAGAAAGTTATATTACATTTCATCCAAATACAATTGTATATGCAATACCTGCGAATACAGTATTAGCAAATACTATATCAAAAGCAAATATAGGTGTAGTGTTTCATACAACTTATAAAGGATCTTTAGGTAAGCTTACAGCTGAGTTTGGACAAAGTATTGTAGATAAATTTAAAAAAATATCAACTATATGGGTAGACGACGCAACTTATAAAGATGTATCAGGATCTGCTACATTTACCAAAGCTGAATTAGCAAATCTAGACGCATTACTCGAGAGAGTAGAGAAACTTTTTTCTAAAATTAGTAATAAAGTTATAACAGATATTCAAGCTGATAAAGAATTACTTGAATTAATTAAAATATATAATAATTCTAAAATTAAAGAGGGTGAGAAAATAACAAATGTAAAAGCACACGTTGCTGGTTTATTTCATTTTATACATGATCGTTATCAAGCAGAAATAGATAGTAAGAAAACAGATAAAGCCAAAGATAAATATAAAGCTGAAAGAGAGAAAGTTTTAAAGTATTTCTCAGCTCATAAACAAGAAGACATTATAGGAGTATTTGAACTTACAAACGCAATCGCTGATGCTAAAAAGGTTATTATAGCTAAGATGAACGAAGCATCAGAAATAGGTACTTTCTTAAGAACAAACAAAGGGTTTATTCCAACAGGAGTAGAGGGTTTTGTAGCGATTGACAAAGTAGGAAATGCTATAAAAATCGTTGATAGACTTGAGTTTTCGCGTGCTAATTTTTCACCAGATATATTAAAAGGTTGGCAAAGATAAACCTTAAAAATACTAAATATAACATATAATACGGATGGATAAATTGAAATATGAAAACAATAAAACAACTATTATCGGAATTACCGAACAAATCTCTTATATTTGCATTCGGTCGCTTTAACCCACCAACAAGTGGGCACGAACTTTTAATCTTAAAAGTTGAAGCACTTTCAAAGAAAACATCAATCCCATATCGTATTTACGCAACAGCAACGCAAGATAAAAAGAAAAATCCATTATCTCAAAAAGATAAAATTAAGTATATGGAAAAGTCTTTTCATAATGCTCATATCTATGCTGCGAAAGGAAATATTATACAATTATTACAAAGTTTTGAAAGAGAAGGAATTAAAGAAATTCATTTAGTTGTAGGGAGTGATAGAGTAAAAGAATTTGATTCTCTTTTAAATAAGTATAATGGAAAAGATTATAAGTTTAATAAAATAGAAATTCATTCAGCAGGAGAAAGAGATCCTGATAGTGATGATGCTGATGGAATGTCTGCGAGTAAAATGAGAGATGCAGCATCAAAAGGAGATTATAAATCTTTTGAGAAAGGTGTCACTAAAAAACTTACAGACGTTGATAGTAAAAAAATGTATAATGATGTTCGTAAAGGGTTGGGTTTAAAAACAGAATCTTTTGAAATTAATATATCAAACAATCAAAACGAACTAAGAGAAAAATATTTTAGAGGTGAAATATTTAAAATTGGATCAACAGTTAAGGATGACAAAGGAGTATATGAAGTTATGGACAGAGGGACAAACTACATTACAGTTATAAACGAAAATGGAGAATTAAGTAAAAAGTGGCTTGATTCAGTAAAGGAAATTATTACAGATATGAATTATAAAACAGAAACTAAAGACGAACACCAAATTTCTTATAAAGGATATACAACTTCTAATTTTGAAATTGTTCCTGAAATAAAACCAATTATTGAATCAATAATTTCATCTGAGACAGATTCGGTAGCAGTTATTAATGCACTTAAATCAATTGACGAGTCATTAAAATTTTATAAACAAAATAAAGAAGTGTTTCAAGTTCCTTTAATAAAAGGAATAGATGCTTTAAAAAATATTGATCATGCTGTATCAGGTATGGTAGCAGATTTAATTTTAAAACTTCCAAAAGATACATTTAAAAATGGTACAATTGCTGAAGCATCTGATAATCCACTTAACTTTACATCAGCTGATAAAATTAAAGTAGCAAGAATTATAGCTGGTGCTTTGGGAATAGATAGTCCTGAAAAAATGTCTAGTCCTGAACAATTAATTAATCTAGGGCTAAGAAAATTAAGAACAAAAAGAATTACACCTGAATTGTCTGATGTAATAAATCAAATGTTAAAGACAGCAGATATGTTAGATATTAAATATGATGCTAAATTATTACCACAAGCAATGCAAGAAGCTCTTAATCCTGGAACAAGTTCTATTCCTGATAGAATAGCTGTTTTAAAAGATAGAATATCAGGTCTTTTAGCAAAATTAGGAAAAATTAATCCTGCTGATAAAGATGCTAAAACGCAAATGGCAATTATTAAATCTGATATAGCAACAGCAAAATTAAGATTACAAGGATTACAAGGTAAGAAAGAAGCTGTAGATGTATTAGGACCATTAGGTTCTATAGATATAGAAAGTGATTTAATTACACCAGCGAATATGCCATCATTTATGAAGTTTGGTGAATCTTTAGAATCTTTAAAAGAATCAAACAGATATACAGTTAAATCGATTGTAAAAGATCCAGCTGCGATGGCTGGTGGTGAGAAGAACGAGCCTAAGGAAAAATCAAGAGTCGTTCTCGCTAAAACACCAGAAGAAGCAAAGAGTAAAGTAGCAGCAGATCTTAAAGAACGTGGATATACAATTGCTTCTCAAACAATAATTAAAACTGAAAAACTTTCAGAAGATGAAAAGAAAAAAGGTTTATGGGCGAATATACATGCAAGACGTAAAAAAGGATTAAGACCAAAACGTCCAGGAGAAGAGGGATATCCTAAAACTTTAGATATTGAATCAAAAGAAAATATAGAAGAAAAAGATAAGGACGATCCTTGTTGGGTAGGATATAAACAAGTTGGAATGAAAAAGAAAAATGGAAAAGAAGTTCCAAATTGTGTACCTGAGTCAACTAAATTAGAATCTGTTTTAAATTTAATACGAAGAATAAAGGAAAAAAAATGAAAACACTTAAAGATTTTTTAAATCAAGAAGCTATTGATTTATCAAAAAGAAATATAGGTGGTGGTCTTATATCACAAGCTAAAGCAATTGCTAGAAAGTATGCTAATAACTATACAAAAGCATATGATGAAATAGAAAAACTTGAAAAAGATTTAACAAAAAATATGGAAGTACAAAAAGCATTATTACAATATAATGAAGAAATACAATTACAAGAAGCAAAAGAAAAACAAGAATTAGGAATATTGTTTATACAACAAATAAAAAAATATACTGATGAAAATAATCATTTTAGAGCAAGAGCATATATTGCTACACTAATGGGAAATAGAAGATTATCCAAATTATATGACGCATTAGAAGACTTACATGATGAATATTATAGTTATTTTGGAAATGATGTGATTGATCTTCGTTCAAAAATTGAAGTAAATTTAAAAAATGATATAAAAAATTATTTTTCTAATTATGAACAAATAATTAGAGCATTATAAAAAAAAAGGAAACAAATATGAAAAACACTTTGAGTGTTTTTATATTATGTTTTGTTATCGGCTTATTCGCCTTGACTCGAGTGTCTCAGGCACAAACACAAAATAATACATCTGGAAGTAATACTGCTATCACTGGTGGTTATACTTCAAACAGTACATCGACTTTTCAATCTGGATCAAGTTCGAATACTACAACATCAACTACAAATACAACAAATGCGTATAGTGGTGATACAAGAGTGACTGCTCCAGCAAATGCTCCAAGTATGTCAGCATATTCACAAGATTTATGTTTAGTTGGGTATTCTGCTGGTGTGTCTACATTTGGTTTAGGAGTCACTGGTGGAAGTTATAAAGCTGATGAAAATTGCGAAAGAATTAAATTGTCTAAAGTATTAAATGATTTAGGAATGAAAGTGGCAGCAGTTTCTATATTGTGCCAAGATCCTAGAGTATTTTTTGCTATGGAACAATCTGGAACTCCTTGTCCATTTGAAGGAAAGATTGGTGCAGAAGCAAATGCTGCATGGTTAAAATATGACAAGTTAAGACCTGACTATAATCAATATGTTGATAAACTTGTTGTAATTGAAAATGCACGTAAAGAAGAAGAACTTAAAAAGTTAAATGGAGGAACTACTGAAAAAAAGTAGTTTCTAACATTGCTGGTAATAATGTAAGTAGAATTGATAACGATGATAATTCAACAAAAGGAGAATTTTCATGGCGATACTTATTGTTATTATTATTATTTGTTGGAGTGCTTATTTAATCTATTTTAAGAAAAAATAAGCTATGCCGAGAAAAACAAAAAGGCAAAAGCTTTCAACCTTACAAAAGTTAAAAAAGAAAGCACCAAAAATACCAGAATATACTTGTCCAGATATAGACCATATTATAAATTATGTTGAGGACAAAGACAAGTTAAATCGCAGACAACTTGCCTACTTTAAAAAAAGTATGGAAAAACTACGCGATTCAAATGATAAACTAAGAGATGGTGGTATCTATTGGTATGAAGAAATCAAAAAAATATTAAAAGTAGAAGAATAATATGAATAATAAATGTTGTTTTAATAACTTATCAAACGGATTAAGAATATCTTTATTCTTAATGTTGTTATCGTCAACAGCATATTCACAAACATCTACAACTACTGTGACAGTAAATGGTAATACAACCACAACTGTGATAACAACTACAACACCAATTCAATCAATCCCTGTTAATAATTCTCCAAACTTTGGAGACATTACAACATATATTACTAATCAAGTTGATACTACAACTAATGTACAAACTGCTAATCAAAGTACTGGAAACGTATTTTCAGGAACCAATTTTTGTAATGGTGGATGGACAGGCACACAAATTAATGGTGGTACAAGTGATTTAGGTTGTAATTATTTAACAGGCAAAGGAACTTCATCTTATGCTGAAAATAATAAAACTTTATTATCATTAGGCATTTCAAAAGTAGAACAAAATTTAGGATTCACACAATCAGCTTCAGCATACACTCATCATTATTGGCCATGGAACAGTAATCTTACTTTTTCTCATTCAGTGACAAATAATGATACTGGAGAAACAATTACACAAAATAGAATATTATCAGGCAATAATAGTATTAATGGTGGTAATCCTGGAGTAAAAAGTTTAGATAATATTATCATTGGAGCAAATAGTTCATCAGGATACACATCTAATATGAGATTTGATTTTTCACAATCTACATCAGGAGGAACGTGGACTGGCGTTGATGTGACTTCACCTAATTTAAGTATCACATATACAGGTTTTACTTCTTCACTTGCTACCACATATGTAAATACAACTACAGTACAAACTTGTGAGTCGTTAGGTACTTGTTATGTACCACCAGTTATAGAATTGCCTAAATTTATAAGTCCAGCAAAAGGTGCTGAACCGATGGAAGTAATTAGTGAAGAAGAAATTAAACAAATATTTAAAGAAGAATTTGCTAAAGTTGGATTAACTGAAGCAGATATTGGTATGAGTGATTTAGATTATAAAGAAATGACAAAAGAAATAAACAAAGAAGCTGTGGCTGATATGAAAGAAGCAAACCCATCTCTTTTTGGAAGCCCAGACCAAACTTCATCTATGAATAAAACAAGTGACGATAAACCTACAACAAAGGAATCATCAAATGTCAGTTCAAACTCAGAGACAACTACAAAAACGTCAAGCACGACAACTGAAAAAACAGAAACTTCTGCAGCTAAGTCTACTCCAAGCGAAAATACGAAAGCAGAAGGATCGTCGTCTAAGACGTCATCATCTGAAAATGTATCGAATGAGAAGGGAAGCACTACTGCGTCAGGGAATGTTAGTGTCGGCAATTCTACTTCCAAAGATGAAAAAATCAGCGTAAATGTAAAAGCTGCAGTTGAGAAAGTTGAAAGAGAATTAAAAAGTATAGGTGATAAAACAAAAGCAATACAAGAAATTAAACTAGATGGAATAAAAGCAGGCTCTCCAAACTTAGCAGTTTATGAGAATCGTTCTTTTTACGAACCTAAATATTATAATGGAGTACCAAATCCAGATTTTTATTTACAGGCTGATATAGCACAGAAACCAGTTTATGCAAATGTGACATTATTGCCATATACAAATAATGATCCTATTGGAAAACAACAAGCAGCAATGCAACAAATTCAAGATGAGATGAATGATATAATTATTCAACTTGAAGAACTAAAAAGGAAATAAACAATGTTAGATAAAATAAAAAATAATTTAAAAGAGATAATCGCTACAGTAGCAATTATTGGTACAATCGGTGGTGGTTTCATTAAGTATGGTGAAATTATGGCTAAAATAAATTCACTTGATCCAAAAGCAGTGGCATCAACAGTAGGAAAAGTGTCACAAGATATGGCAATTCTACAAAAAGAAGTAGATTTACTTAAAGTACAAATTAGAGAATTAAGACAAGCAAATCAAAACCCATTAGCAAGATAAGGATAAAGACTTTTATATTATATAACAATCTTTAACTAAGGAGAGTTATGCTAATCACAATCGGAATGGTTATATTCATTCTTATTATGGCATATATAATATGTAGTCAAGACTAAAAAAATATGAAAATAATATTACAAAAAATATCAATTCAACTTAAAACACTATTTTTTATTCTAGTGTTTGCTAGTTTATTTTATGTAGGATTACTCCTTGGAGAATATCGTACATTAAAAGAATATTGTTTAGTTGAGAATACGAAATGTGATATTAATTATTTTGTACAAAAAGGATCTCTTATTACTATAAAACATCCTAAACCAATAGCAGAAAATAAATGAACCCAGTAGATAAAAATAAAAAAGATAATCTTGCAAGAGGAACTCTTACATACAAAGATTTTAAAAGATTGTTAGATATACAAAATTTACAAAGTAAGCAAGCATTCTCTCAAAATACTCAACACACATTTGATGAAGGAATGTTTAAAAATATGGCAATTGATTTACAAGATTTATCGGCTAATGAATTTTTTAATAAGTATAAAATAACAAAAGCAGAAGCAATGCGTAAATATGGTAAGAGCGAATCTGTTATTGATATACCACAAAAAACTTATTCTAAACTAATTTTTGATAATGCTGATACAGAAGAACCAAAATTAAAAGAATCGGTAAGGAAAATCATATTAGATCAAATAGAAGAATTTAAAAAGAAAGCACCTGTTATAAAATTTAGTTTAATTGGATCAATACTTACAAAACAATATAGAGATGATGCTGATTTAGATGTAAATGTTCTTTTTGATGTTCCAGAAAGTCAAAGAGATGAAAAAAGATTAGAGATTGCTAAATCATTAAAAGATATAAATGGTAAAACAGTTCCAGGAACTAATCATCCGATTAATTATTTTGTATTAACAGATCCTAAGTTAAAAGAAAGAAATGATAATTTAAGTGATGGTATTTTTGATATTGTAAAAAACGAGTTTATTAAAAAACCAGTAGAATTTAAATTCAATCCTGAAAAATACGCAAAAGATTTTGAAGAAAAAGTAAAAAGATTAGATGTTGTTAAAGGTGAATTAGAGAGAGATATAATTGATTATCAAGATTTAAAACGTTTAGATCCAGACAATGTTGAAAATTTAAAAAGTATTGTTTCGAAAAAAATTGGTGAAATTATGTCAGGTATTAAAACATTAGTGGATGCTGGCGACCAAACTTTAAAAGATCGTAAAGAAGTATTTGATGCTGATTTAACACCAGATGAAATACGTGAATATGGTAAGAAAAATGCTTTACCAAAAAACGTCATTTACAAAATGTTAGAAAAGTATCATTATTTAACTTTTTATAAAAAATTAAAAGAAATAATAAAAGATGGAGAAATTTCTGATAAAGAAATAGCTTCAATAAAAGAGTCAAACGATCCTTATGATTCTAAATTTGATTTTGGTTTAGATGATTATGAAATGGATGCAATTATTCGTAAATATGATAATGAAGATCCACTTGAAGATGACGATTACTTGGATATTTATGATGATGATGAATTAGATGTAGTTGATGATGAAAATACTAATTATAATATTCCTCCAATTAAAGAAGTTCTTACGAGACCAGAACGTATTAAATCACGTATTCGTTTTGCGAGAACAAAAGGAAAAAGAAATGCTAAATTACGTCTTGCTCTAAAGAGAGCATCAACTATGGATGTAGTAAATAAAAGAGCAAGAAGACTTGCGATTAATAAAATTAAAAAATTATTATTTAAAAAATCACCAGCAAGTATGTCAGTTGCTGAAAGAGAAAGAGCTGAAAAACGTATAGCAGCATTACCAAAATCTTATGTTGATAATTTTGCTATGAAATTAGTGCCAACGATTCGTAAAATTGAAAGAACAAGATTAACAAAATAATTATGACTAAAAAATTTAAAAAATTTAGAGAAGAAACAATTGATCTAGTTTGTGAGTCTAGAACATATGAACCTGAAGTGTTAGAAGAAGCTGAATACCAAGGAAGAACTGTGACGTTAAATTCACCATTTCGAACACCATCTGGACCGAAGAAATTTGCTGTATATGTAAAAAATGATAAAGGGAATGTAATTATAGTAAGATTTGGTGATCCTAATATGAAAATTAAAAGAGATGATCCTGCTCGAAGAAAATCATTTAGAGCAAGACATAATTGTGATACAGCTAATGATAAAACTACAGCAAGATATTGGTCGTGTTATCAATGGCGTGCAGGATCTAAAGTGGAAGGATAAAAATGTCATTTATAGATACAATATTAAAAACTTTTACAAAAACACCTAAAGATCCAAACGCACCGAAACCAGCAGTTGGATCTAGAAGTGAACGTGAAGCAAAAATAAAAGATAAAGCAGGATTGGTTATTAACATATTTGCATTACTCTTAGCAGTCAATGCATGGTATGGTGGTAAATTAAGTTCTATCGTATTAAATAATACTATTGCATCAAGCAATCAATGGGCATGGTATCAAGCAAAGAACGTGCGTGAATCTATCTATGAAACTGCTGCATTACAAGCAACTAATGCAGAAAATAGAGAAAAAATGATTTTAGAAGCAAAACGCATGGAAAAAGATAAAAAAGAAATTGCTGAAATTGCAAAGAAATTAGAAGCTGAACGTGATGATGCTAAAAAAAGAAGTCCATGGATTTCATATGCATCTACAGCATATCAACTGAGTATCGTATTACTCTCAGCGAGTATTTTAGCTGTAAGTATGCCATTATTTTATGCTAGTTATATAGTAGCATTAATTGGTATAATACTCTCATGCCAAGGACTTTGGCTTATAATATAGACTAAATAGAATTTGAAGGCATATAATACAATAACAATAAGGATATAAATGAGTAGTGAATTTAAAGTTAGTGATCAAACTAGTGTAGCTTTACCTATTAAAAATATAGTAGCTATCATATCTGCTATTGTTGTGGCAGTATGGACTTATTTTGGTATTGTTGAAAGATTAAATAGACTTGAAACTAATGAAAAATTAATGGCTCAAGATCTTCTTAAAAAAGCAGATCAAACTCCAAAGAATCAAGAATTATTTATGTTGATTGAATATCAAGCTAAAACAATAGAGAAACATACAAAACAATTAGAAGAAAATGTTCACACTAAAGTATTAATAGCTCAATTAGAAAAAAAAGTAGATAAACTAGAAAAACAATTAGATTCAATCAAAGTAAAATGATAGAAGTAGTATTTGCATTATTAATGTATATGAATGGAAAATTAGAAGGATATTCTCCTAAAGCTAATATTGCAGATTGTTTAGAACAAAAAAGAAAAGTTGAAAGAGACCCAGGAAATAATGTAAACTGGAGCTGTAAAGAAGTGAAAGCCATTATAGAAGTAGATAAACATGGCGTTAAAAGAATCAAAGAAGTTAAACAAGACTAATATAAACAATAAGGATATAAAATGAGTGAAGTAAAAGAAACTACTGTGACAGTTCAAACAGGTCCAGCAGCAACTGTAATTGATGAAAAAAAAGTTGAAGTAAAATTAGTACAACCAACAGCAACTCCAGTAGTTGAAGCACCAAAGGTAGCAGCAACTCCTGAAGTAAATACAGCAACTAATACTATAGAAGTAAAAGTTGAAGCACCTAAAAATAGATTAATAGATGGTGCAGTAGATGCTTTAAATAAAAATTTAGATTTTAGAGTGTAATGGAAGAAAATTTTAAAAAACAAATATTAAAAAAACTATCAAAACCTATATCGGATTATTTAAAAAAGAGACAACCTTTAAATAATGAAAACGATCCAGGAGAATATGATAGTGAAGGATCTATGGCAAAGAGCCAATTAACTTCTATTATTAATAATTCTAAAGAGATTAAAGAAATGCTTTTAGATAATGATAATCTTCCTGAATGGGTACAGAGTAAAATAACAAAAGCAGAAGATTATATATCAACATGCAAAGATTATTTAAAATCTGAAAGCACACAAAAATCTGAAAGTTTTAATGAAAGTTTTTCAGATTATTTAAAAAAGAATTGAATATCTATATTATAGCTATAATAACATAATAATTCTTCTAGAGGAATTATTTAAACTAAAGGAAATACAAAATGGCACTATTTGGAAACAAAGATACAAAAGCTATTACAGGAACTGCAGCTGTGACTAACGGATCAGCTACATTGACTGGAACAGGAACTGCTTTCACTACTGAATTGAAAACAGGAAATACTGTCGTAATAGCAACTGTAGAATATAGAGTCGTAAGTATTACTTCAAACACAGTAGCAACTTTACATAAAAACTATGCAGGTTCAACTGCATCTGGTTTAACTATAAGTGCTAATGAGCAACCAGCATCTCTTAGTGATGCTGATCTTGCGAGTGTTTATGGTGTAGATGCTACAGAAGCAACTATCGCTGCAAACAGACAAAAAGGTTTGACGACTCCAGGATGGGTAAAATATTCAACCTATACTGATGCGCAAAGTAATACAAGACATAAATCTGAAGTACTCGTAGCAATGTCATCTATAACAGGTGATGCTAACGACGATGCAGTACTAGCAGATTCGTAAAATAAATAAAAATATAATCCTAGAGTTGGGATGGTTAGATAAAAATAACCATCCCCTCTATAACATAGAATAGGAAAACACAATGGCTGATCAAAAAATATCAGATCTAACAGCTGCAACCAGTGCTGCTGGTGCAGATCTATTTACACTCGTACAGGGTGGTTCAAATAAAAAAATAACAATAACAAACTTTTTAGCAAACTTGAATTCTGCTGTGATAGTAAATTCAAATGGTGCTGACCAAGATACTCGTATCTCTGGAGATAATGATAACAATCTATTTTTCACAGATGCTTCTAGTGATAGAGTAGGTATCGGTACTGCTACTCCAGGACAAAAACTTGATGTTGCTGGAAACTTAGCGATATCGAATGGGTTTTTAACTTTTTCACAAACACCACAAGCTGCAACAGGTAATGCTGCTGCAAGTTTAACAACAGCAATAACTAATTTTACTCTATCTTCTGGAGGTGATTCTCTATCTCTCGCAGCAGGTACAACAGGACAAGTTAAAATTATAAATGTTATAGCAGGTGCTGGAAGTGTATCAATTAACGTTGCAACTAGAGTTGGTTTTACAACAATTAATAGTAGTGTGGTTGGTGCTTCAATAACGTTATTAGCATTAACTAGTGGATGGATTATTCTATCAGCTAGAAATATGACAATAGCATAATATATAATAAAGGTTTAAATTATGACATATGATGTAAAAAGTAAAATTGAAGAATATTCTAAAATATTAGTAGAAAAACAAAATTTTTTAGTTCAACTTCGTAATACAACAGCTCAAACTATAAAAGAGATTGATATGTTGACTGGTGCGATACAAGCATTAAATGAAATAGTTAGTTCAACTAAAGAAAAAGAAGAAACTTTAACCAAAGATAATGACAGAGCTAAAACTAGCGGAAAATAATTTCCTAAGTTATGCTATTAAATATTATGATAATCCTACTATTGGAAATTTATCAGAATTTGAAGATGATTTAAAAAGATTTATTCATCTTTCTAAACTGTTAAAAAGATATAAACTTTCTTTAAATATAGATGATTTAAAAGAAAGACTTATATTAAATCATATAATTATTATCTATAATCTTTGGGGAAAATCAGCAACTAAAATGTTATTCTTTAAGGTAGGTGAAGAAAATTGGGATGTATTAATTCCTTTCCTTACCTATCTTGGAAGACTGCCTGAGTTTATTCCAGATACAGCAGTTCGTACAACAAGTTTGTTGATTGATGAAAACGTACAAAAAAAATTAAGAGAAATATAATGGCAAATCTAGTAGTAGATAATCTTATTGCTTTAAGAATTTTATATTTGCTTGTCACACCTTTCACAAAGACAAAAGCATATGAATATGGAATTATTGATGACAAAGGCAATTATCTTAAAAAATATTCAGAATTAAAAACTTCAGCAGAACGTGAATCATTTTCGTATTTGCATCGATTAGTTTTTAAATTAAAAATGTTATTAGCAAAACTTCCTGGAGGAGATAATCGTTTAAAGTCTATTGTAGCAGCATTATATTTAATTAAAGAATTTTATATTAAAAAAGAATCATTATACTTAGTTGAATCAAGATATAATGAATTGTTATCATCTAATGAGAGAATGAATTTAGATGAACAAGAAGTAAAAGAATTTTTAAGAGATTTATATTTAACAGAAGAAGTACAAGAAGATATAGCAAATGTCACAGGTGCTGGTGTAAGTACAGATGCCCCAGTTGTTTCAAAGAAAGCTGCAAGACGTTATGCTATGTTTAATGTTAAAGATTCTATATATGATAAATTTAAAAATGGTAAAACTAAATGGACTCGTTGGTCTGAATATTTAAATTTAGAAGATGAAGGAGAAAATTTAATTTATAATTTTGCTCGTAAAAATCCTAAAGGAATTATAGTTTTAAAAAATGGTAATAAAATGAAAGCCATTCGTTTTAATCGTTATGGTGGTGGATCTTGGTCTTCTATTAAAAGAAATAAAGAATCAAAAGAACAAGAAATAGCAAATATAGTAGCAACAGAATTGAATTAATTTATGTTTGAATTTTTAAGTATAAAATCATTAAGTAGTTTTTTCACATTATCAACATTATTTACATTAATACCTGATTTTGTGTTTCATGCAATATTTTTTACAGGTTTAGTAGGATTTATAATTACATCTATTCCTTTTATACCAATCCCACTTAAATTTTTTTATCGTATAATGTTTTTAATTGTATTAATAGTAGGAACATGGTTAGAAGGATTAAATTATGCAAATAGTTCTTCTACAACTAAAAAAATATTAAAAGAAAGTAAAGATAAAATAAAAACATACGAAAAGCAAATAAAAGATTTATCTGAAGCTTCAGATAAAAACTTAGAAAGAATAGTTAAAAGAATAAATGAAAGAGGTGAAAATGTCCATGCAAAAGTATCAAAAATTATCCCTGACAATCTTAATAGGCAGTGTGCTCTTCCTTATGATGTCAAATTGCTCCATAATGAAGCAATCACAGGTATCCCCGAAATACCCAATGCCACCAGAGGTGTTGATGGAAAGTCCAAAACAAATGAAAACGATAAAGTAGAATTAAAAACGTTATTAGAAACAACTGTTGATAATTACACAGAATGTAATATAATACGTGAGAAATTAATTGCTTTACAAAATTGGGTAAAAGAAGCAGAAAGATTACAAAAAAATGTCAGATAACTATGAAAATAATAATGGTAATGGAAATGGAAATACTAAGTCACGTTTCGTTAAATTAACATCTGATATTGAATTACTTAAAACATTATTAAATAAACTTGATAAAAATGTAGATAAATTAGCAGATGCTTCATTAGAAGTAAGTAAATTAATTTCTCAACACGAAGTAAGACTAGAAAATAACGAACAAAAAAGTGAACATTTAAATAACGAAATACACGATTTAAATATGCGTATAATGGATGTGCATAAAGAAATTAAAGAAGTAAGCCATCATTTATCGAATACAAGTTCGAATAATATTGAGAAATTAGCAAATAAAGTACAGAATATTGAACGTTGGAAATGGTATGCTGGTGGTGCTATTTTAGCTATTGCAATGGGTATGGAATATAAGAATATATCCCAAATATTATTAAAAATATTTAATTAAGGCACTTTACATACAAGTTAAAATATAGTATAATATACGTTATTATGTTGTTTATTGACATTAAATACGTTGATTTAGTATCTCCAAAATTAAGGAATTTTAAAAAGAAAAACACTTATCTTTGGAACTTTAGTTGTCCAATATGTAAAGATTCTAAACGTAATGTATTGAAAGCAAGAGGGTTTATTTACAAGATTAAGAATAATTTAAACTTCAAATGCCATAATTGCAGTGCTAGTATGGGGTTGAGTAATTTTTTAAAATTTATTGATCCTAAATTAGAAAGTGAATACAATGTTGAAAAATATAAAAGTAATTCTAAAGTTGGAGTCTCTAAAGAACCGATTAAAGACTTCTTTGACCAATTTAAACCAGAAAATGAGAAACAAACTATTTCTGTTCTTCCTAATGCTGAGTGTGTCACCACTCTACAAATTGAACATCCTGTTCGTAAGTACTTATCAAAACGTAAAATACCAACTGAATACCTTGCATCTTTATATTGGGTTAATACATTTAAAAAATGGGTTAATGAAAATATTGCACCAAAATTTGCTTCGATTGAAGAAGATCATCCAAGGTTAATAATACCATTTTACGATAAGAAAAAGAATTTACTTGCAATACAAGGACGTACTTTAGGAAAAGAATTACCAAAGTATTATACAATTAAGACAAACGAGAAAAACGAAAAGATATTTGGTTTAGAAAAGTTAGATGAGAATAAGACTATATATGCTGTTGAAGGACCAATTGATAGTATGTTCTTACCTAATGCTGTTGCTGTTGCAGGTACTTCTTTTGAAAGTAAAAGACTTTTAAAAAATAAAGAACGTGTAATAGTAATAATAGATAATGAACCAAGAAATGTTGAAATTTGTAAATCTATATATAAGTGTATAAACTTAGGATATGGAGTTTGTTTGCTTCCTTCAAATATATCTGGTAAAGATATAAATGAAATAGTTTTAAAACAACCTAAAATAAATATAGTAAATTTAATTAATGAAAATACGTATCGTGGACTAGAAGCAGAACTTGCTTTTAATAAATGGGTACGTTGTAAAATATAGAGGAAATATGAGCGACGATAATAATACAATTGATATAACAAAAATACAAGAACAACAAAGACGTGTAGAACATGAACAAAATGTTCTTCTTCAACCTCTTTGGAGATCTGTTATGAATATTAAGACACCAAGACAAGCTATATCTTGTGCTTCAGCAATGATTGTTGCTGGTAAAGATTTACTTGTGTTAGAGTTAGGCAAAGATGTCGCTAGAAATTTTATTGATAATCTAAATTATGATACACTTGACTTAGTCACAAGCAAACAAATAGAAATACAAAGAGAGTTAGATAAAATAGCACAAGAAGCTATTTCTCCAACAGTAGTAAAAGCAGATTTTACTAAAAATAAAAACAAGGAAGAAAAAAATGACAAACAATAAATTCGATAGAACGATGGCAATATATTCTGCTAATCAAGAAATCGAGAAAAAAGAAAAAGCTTTATTGAGAGCAAGAAAAGAAGTTGAAATAAATGCGAATGGAACTTCTGGATATTCTATTAAAGAAGGAAAAAATGCTGGTAAAGTGGTTGGTCATATTAAGAAAGATAAAAATATTATTGAGTAATTAAATGTTGAATTGGTTATTTTATACCATTCCAGCAAACAAAAGACTACATTATGGAATTTGTTTATGGTTGGTTTTGTGGATTATACCTGAATACATACTTAAAATACAATTTACAGTATTAATGCAATTTATAAACTTTATAACATACGATATAATGTATTTTCAAATGTTAAAGTGGGAAAATATTTTTAAGGATGATGAATAATGCCAGCAAAAGATAAACAACCTGAAGTTATAGGACATAACGAAGAAACATTTGAGTTTTTTACCAAGTTAGCGAAAGAACATAAACAAAAAGTATTACGACAAAGTGAATTGATGAAAAATGTTGATATGAATAAAATAGATATAACAGAAATTCATAATATTATAAACAAAGCACATGAATAAAACTTGCTTGCATATTGAGAATAGACAATTAACTATATTTGATGACTTATATTCAGCAGCAGATAGAGAAAGACTTTATTCTTTTTGTTCAACTAGACATTTTACTACAGATGGAAGTGACACAGCAAGATTAGAATATAAAGGCGATTTTAATTTATACTGCAATCTACTCGCAGGCAACCAATTACAACAATCAAACTTTCTTAATTTAGAAGGAACTAAAGAAATACTCTCAATGCTTGATGGGTATGAGATTATTCAAGCAAGAGTTAATCTAAGTACACTCCACGATCGTAATCGTTTTCATTGTGATGCTGCAGGTTCAAACGATGTAAGAACTATATTATATTATCCTAATATGACATGGAATATTGAATGGGGTGGTTATACTATGTTCACAAATCAAAATATGAGTAAATTAGAATATTGTTCTTTTTATATTCCAGGAAGAGCAATACTTTTTGATGGCACTATACCACATTGTATCTCATCACCAAGTCCATCAGCTCCAACTTATAGATTCAGTTTTGTAATTCAATACTACAGATAAAAAAAAATATGACACAAGAAATATATAACGATATACGAGTTGATTATACTCGTGACACTTTATTTGACGACGCAGGTTTAAAACGTATGAAAGAATCTTATATGAAAGATGATGAAACATCTCCACAACAAAGATTTGCTTTCGTAAGTAAAACATTTTCTTCAAATAAAGAACATGCTCAAAGACTTTATGATTATTCATCTAAACATTGGCTATCATATTCTACTCCTATTCTTTCATTCGGAAGAAGCAAAAAAGGTTTGCCAATTTCTTGTTTTTTAAATTATATAGAAGATACAGCAGAAGGATTAGTTAAAAATCTTTCAGAAACTAACTGGCTATCGATGGTAGGTGGTGGAGTTGGTATAGGATTTGGTATAAGATCAGCTGACGATAAATCAACAGGTGTATTACCACATTTAAAAATATATGACGCAGCAACATTAGCATATAGACAAGGTCGTACAAGAAGAGGTTCTTATGCTGCTTACTTAGATATATCTCATCCAGATATAATTGAATTTTTAGAAATAAGAAAACCAACAGGTGATCAAAATGTTCGTTGTTTAAATATGCATCATGGTATCAATATACCAAATGCGTTTATGGAACTTGTTGAAAAATGTATGTTAGATATAGAAGCTGACGATAAATGGGCTTTACGTGATCCACATACACAAGAAGTTAAATCTTACATAAGTGCAAGGGAATTATGGCAACGTATATTAGAAATGCGTATGATGACAGGAGAACCATATCTTCATTTTATCGATACATCAAATGAGCATCTTCCAGCATTCTTAAAATCAAAAAATTTAAAAATTCATCAATCAAATCTTTGTTCTGAAATTATATTACCCACTAGTGTCGAAAGAACTGCTGTGTGTTGTTTATCTTCAGTTAATTTAGAATATTTTGATGAATGGAAGAAAGACGATCAGTTTTTAGCAGATATAGCAGAGATGTTAGATAATGTTCTTACATATTTTATATCTCACGCTCCGAATGCTATATCAAGAGCAAAATACTCAGCTGAAAGAGAAAGAAGTGTCGGAGTTGGTGCACTCGGTTTTCATGCTTACCTACAAAGCAAAAATATTCCATGGGAGTCTGCAATGGCAGTATCTGCTAACACTCGAATGTTTATGCATATAAGAAACCAATTAGATAAAGCAAACATTAAACTTGGAAAAGAAAGAGGTGAAGCACCAGATGCAGTTGGTACAGGACAGAGATTTTCTCACGTAATGGCTATTGCACCAAATGCTTCATCTTCTATCATAATGGGAAATACTTCACCATCAATTGAACCATTTAGAGCAAATGTTTACAGACAAGATACTCTTTCTGGAGCTTCTATAAATAAAAATAAACAATTAGATAAGTTGATTAAGAAATATGTTGAAAAAAATGATAAACTTAATTATAATGAAATTTGGTCTAGTATTATAATGAATGATGGTTCAGTTCAACATTTAGAATTTTTAAAAGAAAATGAAAAAGATACTTTTAAAACTGCTATGGAAATAGATCAACGTTGGGTTATAGAACATGCAGCAATACGTCAAGAGTTTATAGACCAAGCACAATCAGTTAATTTATTCTTTAGACCAGACACGGATATTAAATATTTACATGCTTGTCACTTTATGGCTTGGAAAAAAGGTTTAAAAACTTTATACTATTGTCGTAGTGAAAAGATTGGTAAAGCTGACAAAGTTGCAAAGAAAATTGAACGAAGAATTATCGAAGAGATTAAGATAAAAGATTTAACAAAAGAGGATACATGTTTAGCTTGCGAGGGTTAAAAATATGGAGTACTTTAATACTCTTGATGTTATTAACATCATGTATTCCTGCAGGAATAGTTGCAGTTAAAAAACTATTACCATCTTCATATGATGATAATGAAATGTTAATGATTTCAAATTTAAGATATGATGTAAGACAAGTGCAATGTACTGGTGATAAATCACAAGAAACTATATTAAAAATTTGGGAAGGAAAAGAAAAACTATATTATTACTCATCAGCAAAAGAAAATGAAGATGTTTTAAAAATGGTAAGACCATTATCTGAGAGTATGAGAGGTCTTTACGAATCTTCTAAATCTGGTAATATGAAAGAACTTTATTGTATCGAGAAAGTAATTAATTTAACAAAGCAAGTGGATATTATAGCAAATGCACTTGCAGCTAGGAACAAATAATGACTATAAATGAAGCAATACAAGAAATGCAATCACTAACAACTAGTGAAAATGCATGGATAAGAGAAAAAGCAAATAAAATATTAAGATATAATCATCAACACGAAACAGGACAACTATCAACAGCTGAATATACAGATCTATTAAATGATTTGGCTCGTATCGAAGAAATACAAGAAGAAGCTGATATGATGAAATATAAAGCAGCAATAGAAAAAATAATTACCACTACATTTTCATTACTTAGTTAATATTATGTTTGTATTTAAAAATATAGATAATTGGTTCACTGACGAAGAACGTTTAAATATAAGAAATAAAGTTGAAGATTTAAAATCTGATTGGAAACATATAAAAGATTTTCCTTTAGCAAAATCTGCTAAACTTTTAGCAGCACAAGATCCTGAACTTTATAAGTCAGCTGAAAATCAATATTTTTTAGGTGATGCTACATACGTGTTAGAAAATCTAGAACAAAGAAATAAAATTTTATCAGAAAATTTAAATGTTTCATTTTTTGATTTGTATGGAAAAATAATTAATACAATTAAAGATATAACAGGATTGCCTACTTCTTATTTGTCTGAATATCCACGTCCTGGATTTCATATATTTCGAGGTAAGCAAACACCACATCCTTTTGAATATCATATAGATACTACAATATGCAGATATGATACTAATTATAAACCAGAACAATGTTATTCTTTTTTATCTTTAATTGAATCACCAAGCAGTGATCCTGCTGGTTTAGAGTATAAAGATACAAATGATTTTGATGCGTTAAAAGATTATCCTGAAAAAGTAAAACTATATAAATTAAATACTTTTTATTATTGGAAAGGTGATTATTTCCATAGGATGAAAAAGTTTGGTATGAATGAAGGAGAAAGTAGAATTACTTTACAAGGTCATTACGTACTTAAAGATAACAGAGCATATATTTACTGGTAAAATTATGAAACGTTTTTCTTTTGCTGAAATACAAAATTTCTTTTCAGAGGGTGAACGAAACCAAATAGCAAGAAAAGTTTTAGAATTAAAACCACATTGGAAAAAATTACACGACTATAATGTATATAAAAATAGTCTTGAAATGAAATCTGACTATTCTAAAAACCAATATTTACTTGGGGATAGTATATATCCACTTAAACCCAAAGATACGAGTGAGATAAATAAAGAACTTCAAGGAATACTTTTAAAAGAATTTAAAGATTTAATATATAAAAAATTAATTGATAATGTTGGTAAGTGGTTTGAAGTGTTCAATTATAAAGAAACTGAATTTTATCCAAATTTACCAATTCCTGGATTTCATATATTTGATGGAAAACAAACTGCTCAGGCATTTGGATGGCATACTGATACGACGCTTTGCTTGTGGGAAGATAATATAGATCCTAAAAGACTGTTTTCTTTTTTATCTCCTATTATGATGCCAGAAAGAGGAGCACACTTAGAGTGGTTAATGCCATCAGGAAAAGAAACTATGATACCATATGAATATGGTACACTTCATATATGGAGTGGTTTAGAACAACATAGAATAGGTCGTCACGCATTAGCAAATTACGAAAAACGAATTACATTGCAAGGACATATTTACATTAATCCAAACGGAAAAGTGCAATTATTTTTTTAACTTAACATATAGAGGAACATGAACGTGCCAAAACAATCTGAAACAATTTCTTTAACAAAAGAAAGAAATTATTTTAAACCATTTAATTATCCGTGGGCTTATGATGCATGGCTTAAACACGAACAATCACATTGGCTACACACAGAAGTGCCAATGCTAGAAGATGTAAAAGATTGGAAAAGTAAATTAACACCACCACAAAAACATTTTCTTACTAATATTTTTAGATTTTTTACACAAGGAGATATTGATGTAGCAGGTGGTTATGTAATGAATTATCTTCCTTACTTCCCACAACCAGAAGTGCGTATGATGATGTGTGGGTTTGCGGCACGTGAAGCTTTACACATTGCAGCATATTCTCATTTAATTGAAACATTAGGTTTGCCAGAAGCAACTTATAATGAATTCAATAACTATAAAGAGATGGCAGCAAAACACAATTACTTTGTAGACTTAGCATCTAAGAGTACAAATAAAACTAGTATTGCTACAAGCATCGCAGCATTCTCAGCATTTACAGAGGGTATGCAATTATTCTCATCTTTTATTATGTTATTAAATTTTCCAAGACATGGACTTATGAAAGGTATGGGTCAAATAGTCACTTGGTCAATGGTAGATGAAACACAACACTGTGAAGCGATGATAAGAGTGTTTAGAACTTATGTTGAAGAAAATAATGAAATATGGAATGATTCTCTTAAAAAGAAAATATATGATATTGCTGAAAAAATGGTAGAATTAGAAGATAACTTTATTGATCTTGCTTTCTCAATGGGCGATATGCAAAATTTAAAAAAAGAAGAAGTAAAAGAATATATTCGATATATATGTGACCGAAGACTTATTTCAATGGGTCTGAAAGGTATTAATAAAAGAAAAACAAATCCACTTCCTTGGGTAGAGGAAATGATGAATGCTCCAATACATGGAAACTTTTTTGAAAATCGTATTACTGATTATGCAAAAGGATCTTTAAAAGGCGATTGGGGTGATGTTTGGGGAGCCAAAAAATAATGAAAACACAAACAGTTAAATTTCATTGCATATCTTGCGAAACAGAGGGTAAGATTTCATTTACGACACAAGATGATACATTGACTAAGGCAGATATTGCTTATTGTCCAATGTGTGCACATGACATAACTGATGATAATAATGAATTTGAAGAACAAGAATCAGATGAATAAATATAAGTATGACAAAATGGTTATACGAAAACAAAGAATTCAATGATCCTGCAAAATATTTCGGATTTATATATTCAATTACAAATCTTTTAAATAATAAAATCTATATAGGACGTAAATATTTTACATCGGCTAAAACGAAACAGCCACTTAAAGGAAGAGTCAATAAAAGACGTTCAAGAGTAGAAAACGATTGGGCAGACTATTGGGGATCTTCAACTACATTTTTAAACGAAGTAGAAAAAATAGGAAAACAAAATTTCAAAAGAGAAATACTTCGACTCTGCAAAACAAGAGGTGAAGTTAATTATTGGGAAGTAAAGTATATGTTTGAATTTGATGTATTGAATGCAAAACTTCCTAATGGTGAAAACAAATATTATAATGAAAATATAATGATGAAATTTACAAGAAAAAATATTGGTAAATGATACCTTTAAAAACTTTTAGATTTTTAGTAATGATTAACAACACATCTCCAGGAATTATAGTTGAGCAACGTGCTATAAATGTGACTGACGCTACAAGAGCAGTACAAGCACAATATGGTAGAGATAGTAAAGTAGTATTTTATGGATTTGGAGATGATAACAGAAAGAAATAAATGAGGTCAATTATTCTATTAACGATTGCTGCAATTATCCATTGGTTCTCGCAACCAGTTATGGCAGCAGACACACGTTCTGGTGGAGGCATTGTGTATCATCGCTCGGACTGTGGATATCCCAATGTGAGATTCTATGGCAAAGGTGGGGAATGGGATGGATCCACTTGTGATAAAATTTGGGTCAATCCAGTAAATTGGCAAACACTGAACAAATTTGATTTTGCCATCATACACTCATTTGACTTTAATTTCAAAGCAGAAGAACTGGCTTGCTTTCAAGCAGGTGGACAGGCTGAGGGAGGAATAAGTGCTCCAGGAATGCGAGAATTTCGATTTGACCGAAGTAGATTTGACAATTGTGGCATAGGATTTGTGTATGACAGTGACTCTTATCCTTTTATGCGAAATCTTGGTCCAAATCATACTGTAGAAGATTTGAATGAAGAACGCAAACGATGGGCGAGATGGCCACAATTCAATCTACCATATTAAATACATAAAAAGCAAGAAAAAGAAAAAATGAAAACCTTACTATTAATCAACGCATTATTTTTATCAGCTATCGCAGCATTTTATGCGATTACTGGATTAATAGCAATATTTGCAACAGCTGTAATACCAATAGCAATTATGGGTACAGCTTTAGAAACAGCAAAATTAGTAATTGCATCTTGGCTAT